CTTCGGCAGCATCCTCTTCAATGGTGGTTATCGGCTCAGGCTCAGGCGGAGGAGGCGGGATGTCCGGCGTGCGTGGCTTACTGAACAAAGAACTCATCTTAATCTCCCATTACGACAGATTTATAGTCGGCTGTGCAGTTGCTCCATAACAACCCAGAATTATCCATCCAACAGTATCATCGACATACATCAGCGTGGCGGCATCACCTGCGTCAGCGAATACAATTGAAACGAACCCGCTCTTGGTAGTCGGCGTCAACGTACCATCACCATTGCCGTCAGTTACCAGATTTATATTTATAATCTGGCCCGGCGTACCATTGGCAAGCGTTAATGCCTCAGCATCATTGCCGGTGGTCTTTTTGACCAACGTAGCTGTTAATGGGATTGCCGTAACATCGGCATCTACATCAGTTGAACCACTACGAAATTCGGCAATACTCCACACGTTTCCGCCTTTGATTAACTGAAGTTGTCCACTGGAATTTATACTTGCTGTTCCAGTGCCTTGTTCCTGACGTAATTTAGCTGCATAAGTTGCCATTTTGTTCTCCTAATTCTGCTCTTGCGAGCGAACGTTATCATCCTCTTTTGAGGACACTTCTTTCTGGCGCCCTAACTGGCGCCCCGTCAATTCTTCTATATCTTTTATCACATCTTCCTTTTTTCTTTGGAAAAGTGGGATACCTAAATCTTTTGCCTGTTGTCGCCAATCCGATTTAACCGGAGAAGTCTTAGGTCTGTGCCAGTTTCCTATCTCATCCACAACAATGTCACGTATCCAGTCCTCCTGCTCCTTTATAAGCTCAATCACACGCTTCTCAGTAGGTTTTACGTCGATGTACTTCGCTTCTTTCTTGGGAGCAGATGGCGGCTTGGAGCGGGGCGGATAGCAATTCAAACATACCCAACACCCTCTCTTCTCGTCCCTCGTTAATTCCCCGTCACATCGTCTACATCTTAAATTGTCCATTGTTCTTTCCTTTGTTCCTTCCTTAAATGACAATACTTGTATTTCATCCCTGAACCACAAGGGCACAATTCATTACGGCCTATCTTTTGTGTGTTTCGTATGGTTTTTAGGCTTCTCAAATCTATCGGATGTCTGTTTAACCAATCAGCGGCTTTTCTTGCCTTTTCTAAAAATTCGTTCATAATTCTCTTCGTACTTCTTCCTATCCACAGGGCGATAATAATCACCCTTACCAGCAGTCCAACGGTCTCTTGCCGACTCGAAATCCTTTCTTGCTTTACTTTTTACCAAGGCTTAGGTCTCCTCAATAGTTTGATTTTAAGCCAACACCAAAATCTCAACAGATAAATCACGCCCCAAGTAAAAGCATTCATTTTTTCTTTTTCCCCCTTTTCTTTTTTCTCGATGGTAGGCCTTTGGGTGTGGGTTGTGAGGAAATGTACTCACAGGCCTGTTTTCTCGAAATGGATTTACCTTTAATAGTTCCTTGGCAAATGCCTTTCATCAGCCTCCACTGAGCTTTTGATTTCGCTGGCACCTTCTTATCTCCATAGATTTAGTGAATGAGTATATCGTTTAATCGGACTTCCTTCCCTTCTTGTAGGACTTGTTCTGTCCGCAGCTAACATAAAATACAGGGTGGCGTGGTAGTAATGGTCAGCGCCCAATTTAATCCATCTCGGCTTGGTAAGGCCTGTGTCGGGATTTTCAATAATCGTCTTGGCCGTTTTGGTCATCTCCCTTGCGTATTCGGAGATTTCCACAGAGTTGCGTGGAATTCTTATCTTATTCGAAATGAAGGTGGAATGAACCTTATCCATCCATTCGTTTCGATTGCACTTTACGATACCTTCTTTGTTGAATTTCGGACGACCTGGCATCTGTTCGGAATACTGGCAAAGATAAATCGTATAAGGCTCGGACTTCTGGAAATTAAGCACACCGAAATCGTGCGGGCCTGCATCAATTACACAGAAGTGAACATTCATTTTTAAGGCCAAATCGTGAAGGGCATTCAAATCTGGAAGTCGAGAGACGTTCAAGATGTCATAGGTATCCTTGGACGTTCTAATTCCCACCACTGCGTGAATGACTTTGCCGATATCAACGCCCATTGCGGTCTCAATGGAAGAGACCATCTGATTGGCGTTTGAAGAGCATCGGGATAAAACCGTGACCTCATCCAGCTGATTTTCAGCCTCAACAGTGGCAATACCAAGCGTCGAACGCATAAACTCGGCCATTTGGCGGCCCTCGACGTGTTCGTATTGATACATATATTCATCAAGGTCGGCATATGGTGAAATCAGTCCATCCAACCAAAAACCGGCTTCTCTGCGGTCAGGATAATCAGCTACCCACTGCCCATCCTTGACGAAAATCTCTTTACCACAATGAACGCAGCATCTTTTCCAGTGGCCGTCAATACGTTTTATACTGTCAGGAAACGACTCCACCAAACAGGTATACTTCCCACAAGCGTGACATTTTATTCTCCACTTGCGTTGGTCGCTGTTCTCGTATAATTGGTCAATACCGTATCCCGGATATGTAGGTGAGCCGAAATTGACTTCTATGCCAAAGCGAGACCGTTTCAATCTCTGCTTGGACATATACACCATATCCTCGTCCATCATATCTATCTCATCCCGCATAATGCAGTCACACGGGATGGAACGTAAATTATCGGTATCCTTGACCGTAGAACCGAATACTCTCTTTGGCTGTGCACCAACCATCACGATGCTTCTGCCGTTAATCTCCTTGCACATCGTCGTATTGGTGGCGCCTTTCTGAATTAGCCAAGGGTTGTATTGGAATATCGGGTCAAATAAGACTTTGCTCAACTTTTCCACTGCGGTAACAGTGGGCATCATATACATCACATTCTGGTCGTATAATCCATAGTAGCAGGAATGAATGGCGTCGATGTACTTCGTAGTAGTCATACAGACCTGGCTACCCTTTTTGCAATTCATTATACGCTTGCCTTGGCGCACCAAATCGGCCAGATATGGCATACCCTTTAATGAAAAGGTCACGCCTGCTCTGAGGATTAGCCTGTGGTGATTGGCCCACGTAAGAGGGTCAACTATCATCAACTTCTCAATGTCCTTATCGCTTACTTCCATTGGTTAATTGATTATCGGCCAAAAGATGGTTTTGTCAAAAGGTAATCAATAGACCCTTCAGCAGAGTCACCGGCAGAAGGAGCAAGTTTCATTGCATCGCGAACTTGTTGTAGGGTTAACCCAGAGTCTGTGTCAGTGGAAAAAGCCGGTGTGAGCGAAACGTTGTCAAGATTAAAGGTATCGCCTTGAGCACCGCCTCCACCATAGAAAATTAAACGTTGATTTGCTGGGTCTGCTCCGGCAACCACAATCTCAGTATATGTTCCATCTGCATATCGAGGAGTGGTATAATCCCCTCCACCCAAATGTGCTTTACAATATAAGTTGCTATCATTCTCTGAAACAGTTCTCCCAGATATTGTATAGGTCAATAGATATGAGTGGCCTGCAACTATTGTAGAAATAGTTTGTCTAAGTGTATTATTGGAGTCATTGACGTCTTGGGTGTATGTAGCAACGCCCCCCGAAACAACCCATTCAGACTCAGCTGTCCAATCATTACTATCAACCATGTCCCCCGAAGTAACACTTTCGCCGACGCCATAAACGGACGCCTTAATAAAGTTGTCAGAATCCATTTGTAATGCATTGGTAACGGTCGCTATTGCTTGCACATCCGTCCATATGTCATTCAAATCACCAGTGCCACCGGCTTTAACGATATTGTAGATGGAATTATTTTTACTTATTAAACCGGTTGCGTTGGGGTCACCCCAAACATCTTCTGTAATTGTAGTAACCGTGGGAGGCGTAACACCATTGACCAGCATGGCATTGGTCTTGGCTAAGATTTGAAATGTATCAACCGAAATGCCGGAAACACTGTCAACAGTGGCTTTTTTGAGAACAATGTAGTTCTTTCCTGCCTCGAATCCGTTCGCAGCAGTTAGCTGTATCTTATCAAGATAAAACCCAGTCTCTGAGTCAAATTTTGTCATCGCTGTGTCCGTTATTATCTCAGTAGCCGTATCATCTTCATAAATCCGATAGGTAATGCTTGAGGCATCATAAGCCGCACCGGTTGAGAATTGATGAGTGGTTGCGGGTATGACCAGATAATCATCAATATTCCAAGAGCCTAAATACTGAGCGCTTGCTATTACCGTAATTGCAGCCACTAAAAAGATAATCAACATGCATAACTTTTTCATAATTTTCATAATTCTGTCCTCTTCTGTCCTCTTCTATTGCACAACAGACTTACCAATCACTTTACCGCCACCAGCACCACCTGCACCGGCCGGTTCCTGAATTGCACCTAAATCAATATCTGAGGAGCCTGAAGGTGGGTTGTTTCCGGCGCCCTCACTGAAATCATCCCACATAGCTTTTGTAAAAGACGCATCAGCACCGGCCTCTATCCCTGCTGAACCGGAAGCTAAGGAATAATCATGAGCGGCTGCGTTGGTGAATGGGTCGGTTGCTGTTACGGATGAGCCTCTATATGAGGCATCCGCATCTGTTGGGTCGGGCCAGTTGTGGACATCGGATGTATTGTTGTAGAATAGGTTATGTGAATCGATAACCCGATTGCCAAAACCAGAACCATAAACATAAATACCTGTTGATGCATTGGCGATGATAGTATTTGACACCATCATGTTCCAACCAGCCTCATCTTCATCTTGATAGATGCCATAGTGTGAATTTGCATCGATAGTTGTATTAACAATATATGTGCCAGTAGCGGTACTATCATGGAACTTTATGGCACGATTGTTATTCCCGTAAATTAGACAATTGGAAACAATTCCATCAAATATCGACAATGCGTAATTATAATTGTTATGTGCAATGCAGTTAAAATACGATGAGTAATTATGAGACTCAATTCCATAACCCGCATTGTTGTAAAGTATACAATTGATAAGGGTAATCCTATCATCCAGCAATGCTCCTGACCCTCCATTATTATCAAAGGAACAGTTAACAAACACTAAACTGTCTGCACCTGCCCCATCCACCCCGCTCCCACTGCCACCGGTAAACCTGAAGTTCTTAAAGATATTATAATATGCTGTACCAGGAAGCTTCATAGCACTGGCCAGGCTATTAATTGATG